TGGTGGCGTACATTAGAAATCTCCTTTAATATTTATGGGCTTAAACATAATACAACAACTAACTGAGAAATACCCCTTTATGTCACTGTGTGTATATGCCGGTGTGGAATATGTGGGCATTGTACAAAATCGCGACGAAAACATCACCACTATTTACGACTTTGGTCATATTCAAGATGTTGATCTCAAGCACTTGTTTTTGGAATTGGCCAACGTTTGGTGGTGGGAAAGCAATAGATCTGTGCCTATCAACATCTTTCTCAAAACAGAATGGGAACCATTTAGATTCTATCGCAGAACATTTGTCAACAAAGACTTGGATATTCTCTGCGGTCCTATCTGCAGCCTAAACGACCTAACACGTAGAAAAAGCAAACGCAAGAGTATTACACTTGTGCGACGGGTTGATTGACAGCAACATCTTGTAACAAATTCATGTGCAGTGCAACCAGCATTGCGTAGCCAAGTGCATGAGCTTTTTTGAACACAAATCCCTGCGAAGCATCGCCATCCCACACAGACGCAAACACTTGTTCCCAAGGCTTGTTTTGCAGGTGTGCTTTTCCTGGGCGAATGATTGATATAAATGCGGCCATTCTAGGAATTGTATCAGGCTGCATGGTCTTCAATAAATCCACATAGTTGCCCACGTGAACCAGCTGACTGGCCCAAGTAGAGTCAGACCACAATCTCGACCATTCAGGTTCCTGTGACAGCATCAGTTCATAGTGCTCGGGATCACGAACCAACTTGTACACACTCATATTCAAAAAATCAATCTTGAAGTATCCACGTTGTTCTGCTACTTCATAATCAATAGCAGCACAATCGTTGACAGGATCTTGAGGTATTGCAGTGACATACACACCGGAGTTGTGTCGACGAACTTGTCCTTGCACCAGTTGGCGAGCTGCGGTATGTGATATCAACTGCAATACGGCAGCACGATCTGGTAAGTCAATGTCAATGTCTGCGCTCATTACCATCCTGCCTGTTTAAGTATGTGTTTGATGTATTCAACATCACTGGGATAATCACGAAATTTACTTTGCCAAAAGTCTGTGTCAACGTAGGGCCATATCATGCCAATTTGTTCTGCGTTGAGTCTACCTAAAAACTCTTGCCCAGCAGTAGAGTTATACAGGACCCAAGCACTGAGTCGTCCTGTAGACACAGCATAACACAAAGCATTGTCATTGCCAAATCGCACATAATCGTGTGGAGGGTTTCCAGTTTCTTCTGACCATCTGATGCTGTACTCTATGGCTCGTTGTAAGGCATCTGTGGGATTTTCTACTCGTAGATGTTCTGCCAAGTATTCACCATACACTGTGTCGCGACACCAGTAGTCAATCTTCTTGTTGTTCTTCAATAACCATCGAGTGAACTGTGGTATGTTGATGGCCCGAACGCTGACACAATACTGTCCAAATTTTGCAAATGCACGATAGTAAGGACTGGCAGCAAAGTCATCAAATGTTTTTGCGCGAGCTGAACCCTGTGACTGTTCATAAAACAACAGATAAGCATTGAGTCCGATCTGGATTCCAGTTTCGTTTTGACTTTGGTAACGTTTCTTTTGTTCGCACACATGCACTGCCAGTGTGTTTTCTCTTGCAAAAGATTTCTTGCAGTAACGACATTCGTATTTCATTTTTTAGTTTCGTTGCCGTGATCGCGAATGTATTCGTCTAGTTCTTTTTTGGTAGTTAGTTTGGCCAACAAATCCAGCTCATCGTCTTTCATGTCGGGGTAAAGTTCTGCCAACTGTTTGCGAACAGCACTATTTCCGCCTTCTTTTTTCTTGGGACTGATCCATTGATGTCTATGACTGCCCATTCCTGGACTCACTGCTGTGGCACATAACCATTGCAGTCCCGGATGCTTGTTGATACTAAAAAAGTGCTTGTTGAAATAGTAATTGCAACTTTGCACATAATATTCTTGCAGTTCTCTACTGCCTTGAACTGCGGATCCCCATCTGATCATGAGATAGTTAGAAAACTTTTTGCGCTCTTCCGGCGTGAGTTCATTGTAAAAGTCTCTATTCTTGAGATCCAGCTGTCGCATCTCATTAGCAATGTTTAGTTTATCACTCATTGTTGGGCATTGTTCCGTTGCTGCGTCGATCACGGCGGTGATCTACATCTTGATCAAATCGTCGTTCTTGCATGGTAGGTTCTTTGAAAAACTTGCGTGGATTACCACACATGGCACAGTGACTGTCACCACAGGTCACTCCGCTGGTTTTGTGATAACGATGCGGCTTTTCTGTACGTCCGTCCTTGGTAGGTATTGGGAATTTGTGTGCTTGTCTAATTCTAACTTGACGAGCAATGTGTCTATTCTTTTGTTGTATTCTGCGACCGCGAATGGACTTATCGGTTGGTTGAGTCATTACTTGATCCTTGCTGATACCTCGTTGATGGCTACTCGTAAGCGTACTATATCTCTATGCATTCTGTCAATCACTTGTTGCTGTGCTTGGACAACATCTGCTAATTCTCTCACTCGTTTATCCATAGATGCGTCTTTCTTGTCTGTGCTGTTAGCTACAATTTTGGGTGCAGATGTGCCGTTATCTTCATACTGTTTCATATTACCATGCCTTTGAGTAGTCAACTATTTCACAGTTACGGCTAATGTCCTTGACAAAATAAACACAGTCAGGCTTGGGTTCGTCGTTTAAGGGCACTGCCAGCATCTGTCCATTTTTTAGTTTGGGACTGTACCAAGCTACATCATGATAGACATCTACTATCTCAATATCAGGAAAAGTTGGACTAAAACTACTTAGCGGATTGAACTGAAATGCCTTGAAGCCACGATCGTTAATGCTGGTAAGATGTATAACTTCTAGGTCTCCCGAATCAGGTTCTCCGATTAAAATTCTCCAGTCCATTGGCATCTTAACTGTGTAGTCGCCGATTTGTAAAACCAATGCCGGCGCATTAAAACTTTCCAGAAAAATTAAAGGTATGTAATGATAATCAGGATTTTGAGGATCACTATTGTCTAGTATAGCAAATCTCATGTCATCAACTTCTTCCGGAAGTGTGTTTAAATCGTAGGCCAAGTTATCTAAGGTTAGTATTCTCATGTGTTAATTTTAACAAAGTATTTGATAAAAAGCAACCTATAAATTTGCTGATTGGTCATGACGTTTAATCAAATCTGCGTATTCAGGAAAGGTAGTAGAAAAACTTTCTTTGCGATACTGATCGATCATCCGAGTCCAGGATTTGAACTCGTTCCACATGTCCAAATCAGCAGATTCTGCCAAGGCACGAGCAATAGAACCAAAGTCGTAATCTGGATAGCTGTTTAGTCGGTTGATGATTTCTTGTGCAATAGGATCGGGAATGTTTCTAACACTGAAATAATATGGCTTGCGGCACAAGATCAAGAATGGTGTTAGCCTAAAGTGCTGCTTCATGTTGGTCACCAGTTCCGGCAAGTGATGCACATTCATTGTAGTCACAGTAATTACTGGTAAAAGTGTAATGCGCCCGTTACTGGCGCGAGCCCATCTAATATAGGCCAAGGCATTTTGATAAACTTGATTCCAGTTTCCGGGATGCCGTAAGTACTCAAACTTTTCTGCCCAGCCATCCATGCTTAAATTAATCTGCACTTTTTCAAAAGCCAACAGCAGTTTGACTAAACCAGTAGTCAAAGTTTGTGTGATATTGGTACTGATGTTGATGGTGATCTGTTGATTATATCCGCGATCTATTAATTTTTGTAACAGGCGCGGCAACTGTCGGTCTAACAGTGGTTCACCACCGTAAAATTCCAGGCGTCGCACATTGTGGCACATGTCCACTACATCATCGATCTGCTGATCAGTGAAAGTCTTGGCAGTGGTTTCTTGAAAATACACATTGTCATGTAGCTGGTAATTTTCATTATAATAGCGACCTTCTACAGACAAGGTCACACTGTCGTTGCTGTTACAACTGCGGCAACGTAAGTTACACACATTACTGATCTTGATGGCCAACTGCATGGGACCTTTTGCGTAAGTTGCTGGTTGTAACACATCTGCTGGAGTGGTAGCAGTTTCTAAGATACTGGTTTCGGTGCCGGCAGGATCAACTGACATGTCCCACAAGCGTGTACGTTGGCTGGGCATACCCACAGCTTCTTCCTCCCAGCAACGACTACACACATCATGACGTTTGTTTTCCAACATGTCTTGTCTGAAAGCAGTCAGCTCTGGGTTGGTCCAAATCTTGTGTATGGTCTGATCTGGAAAACGCCAAACACTGCCGCCCAGGGCCGGACACGGACTTACGTTGTTTGCAGGATCAAATGTTAGATATGCAAACGGTGCCAAACAAAGATTGTCTGGATATTCAGTTACTTTGCGGTCTGCCATTCTAGTTTCTCTGCTGAAAAAGGATAGTTGGCTTCCCGATAGAAAACCTTACGTTTGGTCAAGTGCCGTTTGGCAAATTTACAAGTTGAAGTTATGTCCCAAATCTCTACATGGTCCTTGTCTTCGGCTTTTCTAATACCGCGCCCAATACTTTGAATCACTCTAGTAAAGCTCTTGCCAGATTCTATCATGACCAAGTTAAAGATACGCGGTATGTTGATACCCACAGCAGCCACACCGTAAGTGGCAATGATAATCTTGTTGGTACTGGTGGCAATTTCGTCGTATTCATCTTTTCTGTCTGTGGCTTTGGTTGCACCCGATACAAACACCACATCGGGTTGATCAGATAACAAACTAAACATGGAACTCATTTGTGTTTGTAAAATCTTACCTGTTTCAATTCGATCTACCAAGATAAGAGTGTTACCAGAATCTTTAATTTTATCTATTACTTTAGCGACAGCTTCAATGCGTTCTAGTGTAGTTACCAAGTATTTAAGCTCGCTTTGGTAGTCCTTATATTCTACATGGTCAACTAGCTGCACAATATTCACATGGCACTGTGCCAGTACACCCTGTGATTGCAATTCGCTGGCACGTAGTCTGCCCACAACTGGTCCAAGACTCACATGCAGAGACTGAAACTCAAAATCTTCTTTGGGCACAGTGCCAGTCAAGCCCCAGCGTATGGGAATATGTGCCATGACGCCGGTCAACAGAGTCTTAAGAGCATCTGCTTTGGCCATGTGTACTTCGTCGACTATAACACACACTACGTCTTCTATGAAATCTTGTATAGTACAGTCGGCTTCGCCGGACTTGGTATTCTTTAGTAACACATTGAGACTTTGCCAAGTACAGATGGTGTGCTGACGACCCCATTCCTTGCGATCACCAAAATACACACCCACATCCAGTCCCAAGTTGCGATAGTCGGTTTCTGTCTGCGTGACTAAGCTCTTGTTGGGCACAATAACAATGCTACGACCATAGAGTCCAACTTGCCAACTTAGTGCTTCTGTTATTAATGTTTTGCCTGCACCTGTGGCAATCTCTTGTAGGCTTTGAGGATTATTCAAAAACTCGTTGATGATTTCTACTTGGTAATCTCGCAACACCACAGGCTGACCCGCACGTTCGTGTCCAGGCGGCCACACACGATCCGAAAACGTGTCTTCTGCCATTAGTGCAAATTCAAACTTGTTGCTGTAGGTTCTACGATCATCTAGTTCAATGTCGTAGCCATATTCATCTAGGATGGGTACAATTTCCGGCAACAAGTTTACATAAGTGCTGCCGCCCAACTGAAAGTAAGCAACCTTTCCGTCCCATCGTCCCAATCTAACAGCTGGCAAATAACGTGCTGCCGGATTTAGATATTTAAATTTGTTTACTAAAGCACGGCGCACATCAAGTTCCAATCCTTCAATCTTGATGTTGACTTCGTCATGTATGATTATGGTTGCGGTTGTCATTGTTTGGCAATTGTCGGTGTAGGAATTGTTAGGGCTTGTGTCAAAGGAATGTATTTCTTAGGAGAATTTATAAATTTTATTATTGCTTGTTCATACAACCGCATTGATAATTGGCCGTTCCACAATGGCCACTTGTACCGCATAGCTTCTTCCATCATGGTTAAGTGTCTTTTTACACGTTCTTTGAAGTCAAAGTCTGGCAGAGCCGGATTTATCCAGTGGCGTAAATTTATTTTATTATTATCGTCAGTTAAAAACAAAAAGCCATTATGCTTTGCTATTTCTTCCAATGGGCTACCCGGAAGTATACCTAATAGATTTAATGTTTCGATTCCTTGAATGGTCCCTGTAGCCACGTATTTTTGCCATCGTTTAAACATTGTAAGAGTTTCTGCATGATCCTCGGCAGTTTCGCTGATATACCCTGTAAAAAATAAAAATAACACTTGAATATTGTAGCGGGCAAAATTTTCTAAATAGTATTCGATGTCGTCATTGGTAAATTTTTTTCCAAGTTCAAATCGAACTCGATCTGAACCTGATTCAATTCCAATAAACAGCGTAGAGCAACCTGACTCTTTTAATTTTTTAAAATGATCTTTAGGTGTTGTGTTCTTAGAGCGAATAATGTATTGTCCAGACCACGATATTGGATCCGGAAACTGATATTCTGCTAGGCATTGAGCCATTTCGTCAAATGCTTTAAAACTACCATTAACTAAGCTATCCGTAAAATAGTATCTGGTAATTCCAAACTGGTTGTAATGGTGTATAATTTCATTGGCAATATTTTGCCCGGATCTGTATCTATATTTAGGACTTGTTTTAGCTACATCGCAAAAGGTACATCGACGCACACATCCTCTACTGCCGATAATGCACAATTCTTTTTGTTGGTTAGCTTGATAAGCGTCTAAATTGTAATAGGAATAATCAGGCCAAGGTAGCAAATCTAACTGGTCAATTTGCACAAAATTGTTGTTGCCAATTCCGGGTCCACCGCCGGTCTTAAAATATAGTGGAAGCGCATGTTCGCATTCTCCGGTGATAAATTCATCAATGATGTTTTGTTTTTTTAATTTGTTAACTGCGTGACACGGTTCATTGGTGAAATATTTTTCTGTAATTCCCGCTCCTCCTACTATAATTTTCGCAGAGGTTGCTTGGCGCAACTCTTTTAAAAAAATTTGTCCAAATGGCAAGGCCAAATATGAAAAAAAACTTACCAGCACAAAATTATAACTGGTACCTTTTAACTTTTCTAATTCTTGTAAAATAAATATTTTTAATAATGCAAGTTGATCGTTGTCAAAAGAATTACTGTGTTCATAAAATACATCATCAAAATATTCACCGTTAACATTGTTTATTTTTAAAAAATTATCAAGTTCCATTTGCAAGTCAACAGCGTGGCAAGTATGTCCAAGATTTTTACACACACTAGCAAGTATAGCACCACTTAGTGGTGGGCGCAGTCGGTCCAATGGCGGCAAACTATATATTAAAGTATTAATCATTTAGTATGTGTTTGATAATGTTAATTTTGTTTTGAATATATCTGTAGCCAAATCTGCTTTCGCCACTGCGATCACTGGAGTTCAGAGACTCAGCTGATTCTGCCAGAATAAACTTTTGTTGTATGATCCAATCGAACAGCGGCAACTCAATTTTGAACGACACTGTACCATTTTTCCACCATCCTGTAAATACAGTATTGTCATTGTGATCTGAGGATTCAAAATGTAATTTTTTAATCCATTCACGCCCCATTGAGATATCGTCTAGGCAAATGTCGTTAACAAGTAAATATTTATCTTGTAAAATATTACCATCTGCATCTACGACTGTATCCCATTTTCCGTTTTTGCCATCGCTTTTGTTAATTCCAACGAGTGTAATTAAATTAGAGTCAGCTGGATCTAGATCGATCTCCACTGTAAAATTTTCTACAACATTGCCAGAATATACTGTGAGTTTATTGTGCAATACTGACAATGAAGGGTAATCGTTACATTTGCTGCCGAATAATTCAAGTTTAAGTTTCATAATGTATTATACAGTATGTAGCACATAAAGTCAAAAAAATAGGCACCGTATTGCTACGATGCCCAAAACAGATTGTCTAAACAGGAGCGTTTACTACAGACAATCCGGGTAAAATCTAACCACCAATACCAAAAACATCAGTGTACAAGTCGAGGAGTTCTTCGTCCGTGAGCAAGCTAAATTCACTTTGTGCAATTGAGTGTTCTAATTCTAATGCGTCACACCATACATTACCTAACCGTTCCATTACCAACTTGCGCATCATCATTCTCCAACTGGTCTGCAATCTCTTTACGAGTCATTGTAATAGTAGTTACCGGAATGTTGTTACCACTGTTAAATTTTGCACGTACCACCCGACCAATACTGGCATCTGATTCAACGGCAGCCATACGTTCCAGACACGCTTCTACTGTACGGTGGCCAAATTCGATCAGCTTGTTGAGCTCTACAATTTTTTCTGCGTCTGTTAGGTTTGTCATTGTTCAACTCCGAAATAGTGTTTAAGAGTTTGTGCCGGCATGCTTTTTGCTTTTTTTATCAAGTTTACGAGCTAACTCTCGACCAGATTCAAAAAATTCTTCCGTAGATTTAAACTGCTGTTCGTGAACCATGCCTTCAAATATTTCCCATAGTCGTTTAAACTTGTATTCGTACACACAGGCCAAACTGGTCATGTCTGCTGTATTGGCACCTTGCGATTCCATCATGGCAATATCGTCAGTGATTTTCCAGCAGTCTAATATCTGTTGTTCTAAATCAAATCTATCTGCCATTATTCTGTCTCCAATAAACTTAAAAAGTCATTCTTATAAAGTTCTTTAATCTTTTCCTCAAATTCTGGATTACTAAATTCGTGAGTCCAAACTGGACGACCCATTCTGCGTTCAACATCCTCGTGAAAGTCACTGAACCGGCATGCTGTGATTCCAGTGAAGCCAGTGATTACTATCGCCTGCTCTTTAGTTAGTTTGTTCATTTTTATTCCTTAGTTAAATCAATAACTGCACGGACAACAAGACCGACACACACAATCATTATAACGGTGAATATAATATCAACGACTATACTCATTCTTCAATTCCTGCGATTCAAATATCTGATTTCGTCGGCACATAATCTTGCACCAAACTGTCGATCTCCGCCGTTGTTTTCTCTAACAACGTCACATATTCGAGCACATTCCTCGATAATCAACTTGGCAAAATTATCAATAAACACAAGTGGGATGGTTACTTTATTTTCACCCTCACCTACTGTTACGGTGGGATCAATGGGTTCAAAAAGACTGTTTTCTAATGCCTGTACAGTAATCTCTTTAATTCGTTCGTTCATTCTTCAATCTCCAATATACTCACCAAGAATAAGTTTACCTTCAAGATCTTCCAGCACTATAAATTTCACTGCGTCATCGAATTCTTCGGAGTCTAAGGAGAACACACGAACTGTGGCAAGTTTGTCGGCGGCGACACTGCCACGGCCAGGACCTCGAACAGGATACCATAAGTCATATTCATCTTCTACATAGTCATGATCACCTGTAGGTTTAAACTTTTCTCTGCGAACCCACTTTCGTACATTCATTGCCGAACTGAGTAAAGTATCTGGTTCGTTGAACCCTTCATAGATATCCAGGATGATCTCAGGATTTTTGGTGATCTCTGCGACCAAGAACTGTTTACAATCTGCTGTGGTAATTTTAGTCATGGTTAACTCCTTACGCCGACTTCATACAAGTAACTTCGGTCATGGCCTTCCATTTCAGTGGAAAGCTCTTGCGCAAGTCAGCAATCTTGATTGCCATACGCAAGCTCATCTCACGGAAGCGAGTAGCATTGTGCGTCATAAAGTCAATGATCTCTTCTTGCGTTTCTGCGTCAAACTCGTATTCTTCAAACAACTGACCGTCGTTGGCAATTTGTTTGATACGCAAGATCTTGTCACGCATGGTGTCCAAGGTCAAGTCCAAGTAGTGGCAGCGTGACTGTAGCGCATCCAAGTG